AGGAAGTGCGTCTACTTTAGTTTTCAAAGTATCTAAAGATTCTTTGTTAGTTGTAATTTTAGGTTCTAATTCTTCAGCTTTAGCTTTAGCAGCTTCAGCTGTTGCTTTTACATCAGCAATGGATGCAATAGCAGTTTTATCTTCTGGAGTCAAAGCAGCTTGTTTAGCTTCTTCAACTTTTTGAGCTAATTCTGTTTTAGTTTGATCTAAAGTTTGTTGGAAACCAGTAATAGTAGCAGCAGCGTTTTTAGCAGCTTGAATATCTTGTTTAGTTTCTTCAGACAAACCTGCAGTGGATACTGCATGAATAGATTCTTCTAAAGCAGTTTTTGCAGCCAAAGCATCTTCTTTAGTTTGGTATGTTTCACCAGCTGCAGTTACAGCATCATTAACTTTAGTAGAAACTTCGTCTTTAGTGATCAATACGTCAGCTAAAGATTTATCTTCATTAAATTTGATATCTGCAACAGAAGGAGCAGCACTAGACCAATCAGAAGTAACAGGAGTTTCGGATTTAGTTTCTAAACGATACTCTTTACCTTCATCTTTAACAAATGCTGTCATGCCAACTTCTAAAAGGGCTGCAGGAATAGAAGTAAGATCTGCTTTAGTAGCAACTACTCTATGAGCACCAGCAATGTCAGATACATATGCAACAGGAGTTCCTTCAGGAGCTACAAAAGGAGCAATTACTTGAACGCCTTTTTTATTAGACATAATCAGGTTCCTTTCTATATTTGAAATATGAATTTTATTTAATTAAATGGGAGGAAGGATCACCTTTCCTCCCATGAGAATATGATAATTTAATTATTAGAAATCAAGGTTAGCATATTCAACCAATACACCAGTAGCTTCAGATAATTCGAATACGAATACTTTCTTACCAGATAATGTACCAGCAGTTGGAGTTGTAGCTTCAGTGAATACAGGTTTGAATTTGTTTAAGAATAAACGTTGAGTCAAATCAGCATGAGCAGCTACATAATTTGCTTCAGCAGCGATGAAGAAGAATTTCTTACCAGCAGCCATAGGAACAAATTTAGATTCAACAGATTTGGAATCAGAATTGAATTTCCATTCAACCCCACCAGTTACTGTATTGAAGAAGTCAGCTGCAGGAGCATTTTGATCAGCATCCCATTGAACAGCATTAGCTTTATCAATAGCTACAAAGCCACAGTTGAATACTGTGAATTTATCAGCCAAGCCAGCTAAGGATTCTACATAAACATCTTGAGACAAGTTGTTTTCTTCTTCAGCATCTACTGGTACTACAAATTTAACAGTAGAACCTAATTTAGCATTAGGAATGATTGCAGAGAATACACCGTCAGATACTTTAGTTGTAGTAACAGGAGTTTCTACATCTTGAAGTTTTACTGTAGGAGCTTGAGTAGGGGCTACAGCTTTATTACCGATAGTAAATGTAACTTTAGTGTCAGTAGAACCTTCGATTGGTTCAGATGCAGTAACTTTTACATCCAATTTAGGTTTGGATAATTCTTTAACTTGTTTTTCTAAAGCAGTTACTTTTTCAGCTTCAGCATCAGCAGCTTGTTTAGCAGTTTGAGCAGCTTCTTTAATACCTTCAATAGCAGTAGCATTTTCTTCAGCTTTTGCTTTGGTAGTTTCAAGAGTGCCTTCAACAGCTGTTACACGGCCATCAGTGTTAGCCAAGGATTCTTTAACTTCAGCTACTTTATCTACAGCTTCTTTAGCTTTGTCAGTAGCAACAGTAGCAGCATTTTTAGCTTCAGCAACGTCAGCAACTGCTTGAGTTACTTTAGCTTGCATATCAGCAACAGCGGCTTCTGCATTTCTAACTTTATCTAAAGCAGCTTGTACTTTTTCATCAGTTGTACCTTTTTCAGGTTTAGCCATTACATTTTGAGTATTGTAAGCAGCACAACCAGTGAAGTCACCAAATGCAACTGGGGAGTCACATACTGCGATTACGGAAACTACTTGTTTATCTACGATTTTACGAACTGTATTTTCAAGACCGCAAACTACATAGATATCGTCTTCCATATTTACGCCGATAGCATTAGGGCCATCGCCTACAGGAACAGTAGTTACGTTGTTACCAGTAGCAAGAGCTTTAGTGGAAGTTTCGATAATTGTTACAGTATCAGCATCATAGTTTGCTGTGAATACGTTACCGTAAGAGTCGCAAACCAATGCCATAGGACGAGCACCTACTTGGTAATCAGCAATTTTCTTGGATTTAACAATGCGGGATACAGTGTTAGAACCAGAGTTCGCTACCCAGATAGTATCAGATTCATCACAAGTGATAGCTGCTGGGTTAAGACCTACAGTGATAGAATCAACTACACTATCATTAACAATTTTAGATACAATACCACCCAAGTCAGCACCAGTTTTGGAATCAATTTTGTGGCTCAAGTAACAAGCAACCCAGATAGCACCATCTTCATCAGATACCAAGTCACGAGGACCAGCAGATACAGAAATAGTTTTAACTACTTTATCTTGGCCTTCTTCACCAGCAACAGCAGAAGATTTTTTGAAAGATGGAACTTCAATTTTGGATACAGTATTGTCGCCATAGTTAGCAACGTATACGTTACCATGAGGGTCTTCACACATTGCAAATGGTTGCATGCCTACTGTAATTTTTTGGAACAATTCCATTTTGCCAGTTTCAGAGCTTTTCTTGTAGTGGTAAACACAGTTTTTAGAACGAGAAGCAACGAATACGCTTACACGGTCTTGGGATACCATTACAGAAGATGGTTCTAAAGCTGTATTAGCCAAGTTACCAGTACGAGTAGTTTCAACAGTAGATTCTTCATTAGATTCTACAGTGCCATCATATTTCGTAGTAGTCGTGTTTACAGTTGTCGTTTTCACAGTAGTAGAAAGATGAGTTACATCAGAAGAAGATTCAATTTGAATAACTTCGGATGGTACATCATTGACAACTGTCATCAATTTTCCTTTATAAGGATCAACGATCCATAAATCGTTAGGAAACATATGGACTTACCTCCTATAAAAAAGTATATTAATATATTAATATAATTATTTGATGCATCAAATTTTGGCACTTTGAGGCAAAATAATTATAATAATGTCAGATGAGCTCTGACAGGTCTCAAGGTAGAAAACTCCTATTCTTCCCCATATTCGGAATGAATAGAAGCAATAACTTCAGACTTATAGAACTCATCTAATTTAATTTTTTTCTTTACTAGTTCTACAATTTTATTAGATATGATTAAAGGGACGTCATCTACAGATGAGGTGATATCTCTAATCGTTGTATACTGCTTCTCAATCTCCACATACATTTCTAAAAAAGATTTGTGGTCATGTGTACGATAATAAGTCGATTTGATAAACTCTATATCGTGATCAAGGTTATTAATAGAATTCTCTAATAAGTGAAGTACAGTATATTTATCTATACTATAATCTTCTTTCCTAATAGAATCGCCGTAGGGATCATGGTCTATAATTAAAAAAGGATTTTCTATATAAGGGTTGCTTTTAGAAGAAGAAGGAGGGCGAATATCCCCTTCTACATTAGACTTCTTATTCTCTTTATCCTCATCATCATCTTTAACCTCTCTGCCCTGAAACAACCCGAACACCTTAAATGCTCGGGTTATAAGATTAAATAGAGAGTTTACGGATAATAACTGTTTAACAAAGTCCATACCAATTACACCAAGTATAAATGGAGGGAGTGCAACTAATCTCTTAGAGTAATCGTCAATAAATGGATTTATCATTAATGAGATTACTACTGCAAATCCTATAACTACAATAGATTCTATAAAGTCTTTTTTAATATTACTTTTATCGAACCCTCTTCTAATAATAAGCTCTCTCAAGGTAAACCCTATGGAGGCAAAAAAGAAACAGATAAATATCTCAGCGATTGTAACTTCTAGCAAGAGTTGATTATCAAGATACTCCATAATTACATCTATGAGTCCTCCGTTTCTAAATTATGAGAGAATTGTAAGATATATTTATGAGAAATATAGCATCTAGTAAAGTATTTATTAGTCTTATTTGGTATTAAACCTTCCCTTTAGTTAATAGCTGATATTCACAAATATATCAGATCATTTTGTTCCTATATTAGGATCAATTTGTTTTTTAGTATTAGATTGTTCATTAACACTAGGAACGGATCCTGTATTTTCAGATCCATAAGATCCAGTAGGACTATTATATTTACTATTAATATATTTATTAGTAGTTTGCACAGCTGCCCCAACAGCTCCAGTATAAGTAGCAAATACTGGATATCCTCCCCAATCTATATTATTAACTAATAGATAGATTGAACCAATCATAAATGTTAGATAGCCTAAAAAAGCTATTAGACGAGTTAATGAAAACGTATTGTCCTCATAAAACAATTGCTTAAATAAGCCTTCTTTAACTTCTTCAGCCAATAGATATTACCTCCTTTACTCAGACTTTATTATGATGTTTTCAGCCCTCCTGCTGGGCTTAGTCTACATTTTAATAATATCATATGTGTTATTAAAAGTAAAGGACTTTTTGATGATGGATTATACAATCATCTTATTGGTGACAGTTGTATTTATTATAGGAATTTTGATTTCAACAATTTACTTTGAAAAGATGAAAAACTTACAAAGTGATCAACTGAATCGCCAGATTATAGAACTATTAGGATCTATTAATGACCGTAATAGTGATATGCATAAACAGTTTGTAAAAACTAAAAAGAAAGCCTATACTCTAAGTGAAGTTAGTAAAGAGGTTACTAATATAAAGCAAGATATCAAAAGAATAGAAATTGATATTAAAAATATTAATGAAGCAATAGATGCTCTCAATAATAAAGATAAGTAAAAAAGAGGATAGGCGATTAAAACGCCTATCCCAAACATTTTGTTAATACGACTTAAATTTTACTATATATAAAGGAGATAATACAACCTATGAGCAAAATGAAGATTACTCCTATTGCATATGACAATGAGAGTACTTATAGAGAAGATATGATCTCTGATACCGTATTCACGGCTAATACTCCATTTTTAATACTATCAAGCCAACCTATTCCAAAAAATGTGAATATATATTTTGAGTTTGAGATTACAGAGTATAAAGAGAATCCTTTATTTAGACACCTACCTTTATATGTAGGTATACATAAAGAACCATCTTCTGGTATATTTGCTACTGATTTTAGTTTAGGTAGTATTTACTATACTAGAAGACAAGACTTCGAAACCTATGAGCAATATAATAAGGCTTCTTATAGTGAACACTATAAAGTTCCTACAACTAAATCCAGACTCCCTATCAAAGGAACTATTATTGGAGTTGGAGTAAACTCTACAAGAAATCAAATTACTATTTATTCAGATGGAAAACCATTCTATTCTTTTAGGCCTAGAGAATTCAATCTAAATGAAGATGGGGATTTCTATTTCGCAATAGCATCTAAAGTATATGCTAATATAACTGGCAATATTAACTTTGGTACATATCCTTTAAAATATAGACCTGAAGGATATTGGGATATGAACCAATACTACGTTGATAGATATGTAATGAAAAAAGACCTTGTAGGTACTTTACAATTTACAACTGGTAATGATGAGGTAGATTATTATTATGCTAATAGGAGATCTATAGGAACTGATTTCCTTGCTAATATTAAAACTGATAATAAGTATGCTCCTCTTACAAATCCACATTTGAGAGATACTTATATCCAACCTAATCTTGGTCCATCTCAACTATATGATCCAGATAATAATGATGCATTTGTTATAGATTCTGAGCATCAAGATCCAGTAGATCATGCTTTCTTACCATATCCTATTCCTGTAGATCAAAAGATTTATTTTGAAATACAATGTAAAGAAGTGCCTATGGATAATGGTTATACTGGTATACCATTGACTGTTGGTATCACTAAAGTAAAAGATACTAATGATTATATGGGTAAAAAAGAGATAGGAAATAAATCTTTCTCTGTTGACTTATGGCATAAGATATACCAATACCATTATGCGAACGTTCAGTTAGGTGATAAAGAAATTCATTATCCTATAAGAACCGTTTATAATCCTATTCCTCCTATGCAGCCAGATATAATTGGTTTGATGATAGATCTTAAAGAACAAGAGATATCTGTATATACAAATCATAAGCTATTTATGAAAGCAGATTTAAAAGAGTTCTTAGGATATCCTGATGATACTAGAACATTTGTATCTAGTGAAAAACAACAATTGTTCTTTAATTCCAAAGATGAAGTATATCACCTATTTATCAAAGCAGTTCCAGAAGCATTCACTGGTAATGGTTATGTAATAGGAAACTTTGGAGAACCAGATAATCAAGCTCTTAGATATCCTACCCTATATGATAATAATGATATAATGACCTATTGGTATTATTATAATTATGGGATTAGATATCTAGCTGGTGGTGAAATGAGTTGTGTTATTACAACTCTTCCATATCACATAAACGTTGCTAAAACATTCACTGGTATGGTATATGTAAAATCTAAATATGATGGAAATGATCTAGACTTCTCTCCTGGTTTGAATATGATGTATAATAGCTATAATATCGTAACAGACACAGAACAAAGAGTCAACGTTCCTGATTTAAACCCATTTGAATTCAATGAACTTATTAATGGTCATAGATATACTGAAGATCCATATAGATATGATAAAGATCTTATTATATTTGGTTCTGTTAATATGAAAGATTCTGATCCTCTTCATAAGTTTATCCCTGTTAAACTAACTTATGATAAAAACTGGTTAGGTGATGGTGCTGGTCAAATTATCTTGACTTCTAAAGGATTTGAATTAGCAAAAAAAGAATTAGAATATCCTGTTGAGATTAACGGTAATTTTAATTATATTAATAGATTCAAGATTAATATAGTTCAATCTGATAATCAAAGGATTATTGTTACTTATAAAGGCAAAGAATATACATCTAATTTCGAAATCATGGGTGGAGATGAGATTGATGTAAAAATAATACCTTTAAATACTGAAGATAATAATGGAGCCTTTACCTATTATAGAACAGGAACTTTATCATATACTGGAGGAGTTCCTACTAAGGATATGACCATTTCTGCAACCCCTGCTGTATTGGATAAATTTATAGTAGGTATGATTCCTATGAATGTATCCTGGGCTCCAAAGGGTGGTAAACTTTTATATGATATTCATGATCATAAAGCAGAAGCTAGTATTCGTAGAAAGAAAATCAAATTCCCTAAAGAACTTTCTAAAGTAAGAGTATATTTTACATGGCATTTTGATAGTGATGAAAGAAGTCCATTAAGAAATGCTAGTAATGGTATTAAAAAACTCAAAACAATAAATAATGATTTTGAATTCTACAATAGAGAAAATTATGATTTGAGAAATGATAGATCTGATAAGGCTGGCGGTATTTCAAGTGATTGGGATGGCGGTGAGGTATCACACTTAAACGTAAAAGGTCTCCATTATAAAGTTGGAAAAGATGATGTTAATCATTTTGCTGCTAATGACTTAGTTATTACTGGTATTGGTATGAGTGATACTGAATATAATAACTGGTTTGATACAGATAAATTATCATTTGGAATAATACCATTCGATACATACGTTAATGGTGGAAAAAGAAATGAAGATGTTCCTTATACCACTATTGCAGTAACACCTGGTAAATTATATGATCTAATCTGTTTTGCTAATAAATACAAATCCAGAGGATATGGATTCTATATTTATTACGGATCAGATGTTACCGAATCTCCTAAGTACAGTATTTTATAAAATCATTGGAGTAAGGGATTATCCCTTACTCCATATCTTTGTCTATATATTATAATTCATCCATAGCCCTAGATCCAACAATTACTAGAGGGAAACTCATATTAGCATTAGAGTTTACAGCTCTACCATTCCTTTGGTCAATTCTCATATCATCTAATAAGAACTCACCAGGTCTTTGAATACCTGGAACAGATTGACCTGTTTGTACGTTTACTACATCAAAGTATTTTGTACCAGTAGCTTGATTATAAATAACTACTGTTTGAATATTAGGATCTTTTTCAGAAATCATCTTTCTTTGAACAGGAGTTAGGTTTCCAATATAATCATTAAATGCTTGATCTTCATTATTTGCAGGAATAATATTATTAGCATTTGCAGGTACGATATCACTCATATTAACTGTTGTAGGAGCTATACCACTACCAACAGATGCTGTCTCAACAATATTACCAGATAGATTTACACCAGTATTGATAGATTGAGGAGCTAATGCTTGACCAACTGTAGGTAACCCATATCTAGGAGCATTAAGTAATGCATAATATGCATCAGTAATAACTTTATCAGAGTTTTCATCCTTAACGTCTTTGAGTTGTTGTTCTCTTTTAAGAACAAGATCATTGATTTTATTACGAGTAGAGTTAAGCTCTCTAACAGCAGCGATCTTAGTATTTAATACAGTTACTTGAGTATTCATAAAGTTAGACATATGCTGAAGACGCATCTTACCACCATACGTTCTATTTGCTCTGAAATGATTCAATTCATCTTCTATGCTATTGTAAATCATTTCAGTTTGAGCAATAGCACCATATAAGAGTTTGCTATTATCAGCATAGCCCTTTTCAAATTCTTTTACTACAGACCCTTTACCAGAAGATTTCTTCTTGCCATCATCATCAAAATTTGTGTAAGTGATTACATTGGAACCATCTTTAGGAGGTCTTCCTGGGCCTCTACGTTTAGAGATCTTTTGTTCTGTAGAATCTATAATCTCAGCTTCTACAACTTTACTTTCATCTATTACATTATTAGAACTGAAACCATAAGTTCTATCTTCATCATGATCGTCTTCTACAGTGACGAATGTAACTATTTCTTTAGCCATAAGAGTTCAACTCCTTATATTTTCTATAATATCATGGGAAAATTATTTACTAACCTGTCAGAACCTTTAAAATAACTATTCAGTTGTATACTATAATTGTGTATATATCTATTTGACTTCTTTGTAATATTATTAATGCACTATATTATCAAGGGGAGATAGAAATATGCATTTATTATTCTTTGCATTTATCACTCTATTAAATATAATAGGGTTAATGATAACAGATGATATAGGAATATTAGGAACAATCTTTATTATATTAATAGGGACTGTAGGGATTATATTTAGTGATAGTATGGATACCTTACAAAGGTATGGTACTTTTAATAGTTCTATAAAGGTTTATAGACTAGGAGTTATTTTTTCTTGTGGTATAGAGGTTGTAATCTTTATATATACTATAAGTAGAATATTTATTTTATATTTTTGAGGGGTGTTATAATGAAAAAGCAAGAAGAAAATGTTGTGAGTAGCTGGTGGTATAATTATTCTGAGTGCTATTGGACAATATGCTTAGTCGTAACAATGGCAGTAATATTCTTACCAAAACTTCATTTTGAAGAATATATTGAAAAGCCTTTATTATATTTCTATGGGATATCAGTAGTATCTGTTGCATTGAAGTGTGCTATTAGACAAATATGCGGATTTGGAAGAAAAGAGATAATAGTAATAAAATGGTACTTTATTCCTATAGGAATATTATGCTTCATAATACAGGGAGTATTATTTATAAGCTCAACATTTCTAGCTGTTAGAGTTCTTATGATGAGTCTTGGTATCATATAATAAGTCGGTATGGGGTTATTCCCATACCGATTTCATTTTGAGAATTTCGGAGACTTACTTATAATAGAATTTGAATATTAGGAGGAAATAAATGACTTTAGAAGAGGTAATTGGCTATCCTAGAGGATCCAATTTAACAATAATGAACGTATTCTATCAAAGACCAACTAGAAATGAAGCTACTGGTAGATTTGATAGAGACTTTGCTATTATCATATTTAAAAATAATGAAACTGGCAAAAAAGAATTTAGAGTATATTATGAACCAGAATACACTTGGTATTTATTAAAGAAGGAATATCAAACAGATTACAATCTTCACTTTATTGAAAGAGAGAAAGTAGATCCAGTAACTTGTAAATATAAAGATATTAAAAAGTCTATAGCAATAGAGACTGGGAATGAAGATCTTTATAAACAAAATATGTATTCTGGAAATTATAGAATGAATGATGCATTCTTTGCTCATCCAAGAGCATTCTCTGCTGATATGAATATCTTGAATTATATTCGTAGTGTCTTTGCAGAACTATATCAAAATCCTGTATGTAATATTGATATCTTGTTCTTTGATATTGAATCTGATATTATCAATGCATTAAATCCAGACGTCATCACAATTGGTGAGTGTCCTGTAAATGCTATTACTGCATACTTTACTAAGACAAATACTTTATATAATTTCATCTTGAGAAATCCAAATAATCCACAGATTAAAGAATTAGAAGATGGGATGAAAGAAGACTTCAATAAATATACTGAAGAGGTTAGAGATTTCATAGAATATGATTTAGGATCTAAAGAGAAAGTATCGAAATATAAGTTAGATAATGTAGGATTATCGACAGGATTCTTTGATACAGAAGCTGAAATGATTATAGCTTTCTTTAATCTAGTGCATGAATTATCTCCAGATATTGCAGCAGCATATAATATCGCATATGACTTACCATCTCTTATATCTAGACTAGAAGCAAACAATATTGATCCAAAAGATCTTATTTGTGACCAAGATATTCCTATCAAGTTCTGTGAATATTTTGTAGATGAGAAGAATCAAAATGATCCTCAAGAACGTGGTGATTATTCTTTCATCTCTTCAAGAACTGTATATCTTGATCAAATGGTATCATATGCATCTAGACGTAAAGGCCAAAAAGCAATTGACTCTTATGCATTAGACTTCGTTGGTGGATTAGAATGTGGTGTAAGAAAATTAGATTATCATGATATTACTACAGATATCGGTAAACTTCCTTATATCGACTTCCATACATTCTGGTTATATAATATCATTGACGTTGTTGTTCAGGCTTGTATTGAAGCTCAAACAGAAGATTTCAAATACATGTTTAACAACGTAATTGAAATGAATACACCATATCAAAAGATCTTTAGACAAACAAACTATCTATCTACAAAAGGTGCTGAATTCTATAAACACCATGAAGGTGTTATTATGGGTAATAACGTAAATAGATTTGGTAAGAAACCTACAGAGAAGTTTGCTGGTGCGTTTGTTGCAGAGGCTACTAAGATTAGTAATAAGAATAGAGTTAAAGCTAATGGTATCTATATTTCCAAATTCAATAATGGCAATGACTTCGACTATAAACGTCTATATCCATCTTTGATGCAGGAATTTAATATGGCTCCTAATACTCAAGTAGGTAAGATCTTTATTGATGATGCACCATTCCAAGATCCATCTTATTTGAAACTAAGTACTGGTGGTACATTTACAGAGAATCTAGCATCATACAACTATATTGAGTTCTGCCATAGATGGGTAGGATTGGCAAACGTAGAAGAATGTATGCAAGATATTAATGAATTTAAACAGATTACAGATAATAGAAGATCTGTTGTTAACTTAATAAATCCTAATAGAGTGATAGGAATTCAAAGACCTATTCCTGAATGGGTTAAAAATAGAGTAGATGGTATGATTATGAGATTAGGAGAAAAATTATAATGATTAATAATGGAATATTTGAAATCACTATAGATTCTACTAATCTCTATGCAGCATTAGATGAGTCTAAAAACTTAAAGTCTGAAATAACTATTATTCCAGCATGGTTACTACAATCTTCTCCAGATACTTCTATATGCGGCATAAGTTTTAACTCTGTAGCTACTATAGGATATTTTGAAAAGATAAAAGATAAGATTCACATCCTTCCTATAGATTTAGGATTACATAATATTGCATTCTTATCTAAAGATCTAAATCCATTCTTTAAGTCTATTAAAGATAATGGGTTAGAAACTGATAATCTTATTCTTGGTTTAAAACAATATGATATGAATGGACAACCATTCGTTGCTTGTCATTATATTAAGACTCAAACAAAGCATGTAGTTCATAATGAAAGACAACCTCATACAAATAAGGTTATTACCACAGAACAAGATATCTTTGCACAAATGAATACTATTCCAGCAACAGAAGTTTTGAAGTATGTAAATTACTATTCATTCTATGCTTTTGAAGATCAATATAGTAGAGTAGTTTTAAAAGATTATGATTTAGATTCTGATGAAGAATTTCAAAATATAATGAATAACTTCAAAGCGTCTGATGGCATATTCGCTTTTACATTCAAAGACTCTAATGGAAATAGAAACTTTGAGTATATGAGTTATGTGAATAAATCAATGCTCAATATTGCTAAAGGCGATGCTACTACTATGGAGATTAGAGATAATCTAAATAGTCAAGGTGCTAATAGATTCTTGGTCAAGTATGATATCTATAAGAAATCTAAGAAATGTAAACTAACTGTATTATTTATGGCATTGAAATTTTAAGATAAGAATAACCCCATAGCTGTTATAGCTATGGGGGATATTTTAGTGGCAATGTTTTTTAATTCTTTCTTCTAAAGCTTTTAGATAATCCATCATAGCAACTAGTTGTCTACTAAGAATATCAAAATCTTCATGATCTTTATTTTCATCTAAGAATTTAGTTAATTTAGAAACACGTTCTTTAAGAGCAATGTGCTCATCTATCAGTCTAATTTTCCAATCTTCCATTTTGATTACCTCCTGGAATGATTAATATACTTATATTGGATTTATATTAAAGTCTTACCTTTCAATATTTTGGTAAAGTTCTGATTTTCGATTGTATACTATAATGGTGAATATATATTATATTATATTATCAATAAGGAGATTAAAAATTATGAAAAAGTATATTAATAGCTATGTGTTAATGATGATTGGTATGTTATTAATAATCGCTATTGGAGTTGTGCAGAATATGCACGAAAACCAAATGGCAGAAGAAAACGCTATTCAGCAGCAAAAGATTGTTGTTGAGCAAGGCCAAAAGGCTAAGCAAAACACGCAATGGAAATTGGACCATCATAATGGAACAATTCCAGCATATAAAGACTAGTTTAATACTAGTCTTTATTTTTTTTCATTTAGTAGCTTTTCCACATTAGGATAATAGAAAATATTCCATAAGAAAGGAAGTGTAAATATATGCCAATGGCAAATGAAATGACTAAACTTCTTAACAAGATTGAAAGACGTTTAGGTACAAGTCAAATGAATTTACCAGATTATCTCTCTAAAGATGTATGGGCTAGAGATGTAATCTGTAATGAAACATTAGATACATTCTCAAGATACTTTCCAAATAAAGTTCCTTATACATTAGGACCAGAAAATCAAAAGGGTGATTACTGGTTAATAGATGAAACTATTTGTGAAAGTCAAACTATTTTAGGTTGTGGAGATATTGATTGGCATAGATGGTCTGCTCATTTCCCTGGTCTTACATATGGTGGTGTAAATACTTATGATATGATGACCAGCTCTGTAGACTTTGGAACCTATGCTGATATTACTATGATGGCTGACCATGTATCTGCATTCTCTAATGGTATTTATGTAGAATGGATCCCACCTAATAAGATCCAATTAAATGTAGCCATCTCTGCTTCATTCCTAACCAAATTCCAAAGAGTTCCTATCTCCTTATTTGTAAAGCATGCTGATAATCTTAAAACCATTCCTCCTACTCAAATGGAGACATTTGAAAGATTAGCTACTGCTGACGTTGCTACATTCTTATATGAACAATTAAAAATGTATGATAACTTAGAAACAGTATATGCTAATGTAGATTTGAAGTTATCCTCATTAGAAGAAAAGGCTAGAGATAGACAGCAAATTGTAGAAATGCTTGATAACACATTTGTATCTGCTGCTAATAGAAACCAACCAGCAATGATGACGATTAACTAAAAAAAATAATAGATAATGATGTATATAACTTATTTATAAAGATATATAGAAAAGAGATCGGTAAATGAAACACTGATTATATACAATGGAGGTATTTACCTTTATCCAATAGAAATGGATGTTAATCACAGATGCTTTTTGATTTTCATAACAATGAAATCGATTAGTATTCTAACCAAATTCATTATGATTGCGGTTACAATCATTCTTAGAATATCAATATGATCCATAGAAATATCCTTTCTATCTCTTCTATATATCTTTAAACTTTAAAATTATTATGATCACAATTATTGTATATAATCAAAAAAGAAATTAAGAGAATGCAATTACTGCATTCTCTTGTTCTTGTGTGTATCGAAGTATGATGGAGACTCTGCTGGGAGGCTCATATCAAACATATTATATCCAGGAACTGGTCTTGGTAAGAAGTTTATCATAGTACAAGCATATTGATAAATAGAAAAGGTTCTAATAAAGTTCATAAACTGCAAAACAGTATTAAAACTCATACTAGATATATTTGTTTCATTACTTAAATATAGATCTACACAAGGCTGTAGATCTTCATTATATAGTTTATGAATACCTGGAGCAAATAATAGAAACTTATTATTACCACATTCTATAGTAGTTGCTGGAGCTTCTCCCAAATATAATTTTTTATTTCTAGACTCATAAAACAATTCTGGTTGTAATACGATCTTCTCTAAAGTTGGAAGTAAGGTTAATCTCATTAATTCTAATTGAGCACCTCTAATTATAATATTCTCTTTTGTACCAGCTTCTGTAGGTTTAATATTTTCTATAGTAAGATAAGCATCAAAATTTCTGTTTATCTTCTTTTTATTAAGACCTTCATCATCTGTATATTTTACTTCTCCATAATAATATTTCTTCCCTTTATTTGGATCCATATATCCGCCAGTATATAGAACCACGTTCATTTTAAGAATCGCATTCATTCCTAAAAACATAATCTTATCTTGAACTTTATTATATAATAATACGACCTCTTTCATACGTCGTTCATCTGCTGGTAGCATAAAAAATATCTCCCCTTCACCCTCAAATAATTTTCAAAACAGAATATCTGACCTCTAGTTATTTAGAGGTCAGACTTCTTGTTATTTTCTATTACTCAACGTAATTGGAGATATTGATTCCTATCATACCATCTTCATCAACCTGTATTCCAGAGCCACCTATTACATTATCATACTGAGGAGTTTGATAAGTTTCATTGACTAGTTTACCAGTTGGAATAGGCTCAGAAACTACTGGTGGAACATTTTCATTCTTTTCACCAATTAGTTTCATTCTAGGAGCAGCTGGAGAGCATTCTGGTGGAATCTCTTTTGGATCTAAAAGTACCTTTGTATTATATAAGGATTTATAAAGATCAATAGCATTCTTAGGGCTCATGATATAGATCTTTCTATCATTAGTAGCGATAATAACTTCATTAGTTACTTTACTATATAAAGCGAATCTATTCTCATCCATATAGAATGGTTTAGTTATGATCATTTTATCTTTAGAATCAAACATGTCTGGGAAGTTTACTTTAAGACATGTAATAATTCTTTTCAATCTAATCATAACTGCATTATATGCATCAGATTGAGCCTTAGAGCTATCTTCTTTTGTAACCATATCAGTCAAGAATGTAGGAAGAGACTTCTTATCAATGTATTTAAAGATTTCTTGTCTATCATTCTCTACTAAACCATTATCGGTATAATCAGATACCATAGATAAGTCTGCAATAACATCGTCTTCACTAATAAGTTTATAGAACTTATTTGCCTTTGTATCTTCCATAGCAGCCTTATGAGTTCTATACATCATAGACACACTACCAGATGGAACGAATTCCATAGAGTTTCTAAGATCTTTAGTAAATGCGAATGCTCCTTCTTGAGCATACATTTCATTTACTTGTTCCTCAAAGACTGTAAATACTTTGACGAACTCATCAAACATATCTTCATCTTTTCTAAGAGCTGCAATGTCATCATATTTTTGAGCATTAACAATCTTAGCAGCTTGAATCTCAGATTCTCTGATCAATCCAAATAAGAAGTCTGGATCGATAATAGAAGCTACAAATAAAGGAATAGGATTTGTTATAATTGCTTCTCTAAAATACTTAGTATAATTACGGAAGCAGTTCTCATAATATTCTTCATCTACGTTTGGATTGATATTGTATAGCCTTCTCATCTCAATATTGGAAGTCAACCAACTATCTGTTTTCTTTCTAATAATCGGTTTCCTAGAAACCTTATAACCATTTTCTATTAGGTATTTGATTTGATCTGGTTCTGGTAATTGGAAAGAATGAATATAGTCTAATATATTACCATTTTCGACATGACCAGCTCCCCATAATCTTACAATACGCATTAAGTCTAATAGACTTGTTGGTCCTAATAGCATTAGTTTATTTTTTGTCATAGGAATATCTAATACATTATTAGATTCTTTGGCTATCCATTCAATTGGCTTTCCAGATTCAATCCATTGCAATCCAATTGGAGCTGTATTAAAACCTAGATTATGGAATAAAATTGAATTATAACCAAAATCACTCAATGGTTCAAAACCATTTATATCATCTCCTTGTTCACGATGTAAGAGACGAGAATAAGAGGATACCCGTACTGGGTATCCTCCTAAATTAATTGTAATAAATTCATTCATAACTTGCACTGCCCTTCAAATTTCTAATCTTCTTTTTCTATACTTACAGCATCTACTATAAACTCAGGCATATATCCAACATCTAATGCATTGATATTGCCATAAATTAAATACTCATCAGTTTCAGTCACTACAGACCATCTAGTTATACTAGTTGATTTAGTAAAATCTGAAATGTATAAAGTATTATTGCTTAATTGCACAGCCGCTCTTTTATCAAGAGTCATAGGAGTTCTTCCACTAATATTAGGAATCATTCCAGAGAAGAATCCTGTTAATGCTTTTAATGTATCATATTTTACAATTGTTCTAAATGATGCTTCTTTTGGATAATTGATAAAGGTATCTTGTAATTTATCCTCAATATCTGCTACAATTTTATAATTATAACTTCTGATTTTAAATAATGGAATATATACTGGACCAAAATCATCTTCTGTAGGATCGCATGTTTTTAATAACACGACATGAATAAAGTTAGTATCATCTGATAGATCTTTGATACGATTTTCAAGAGTTGATGTCAAAGGAATATAACTAACTCTAGCCAAATACAATTCTAAATTATCAAAAGCCTCTTGATCTGGAACATCGATGATTCTCATACCATCAGTATCATTATATCCTCTTAATATAATTCTAGCAATCGCATTTTTTAATTCATATCGATGCTCTTGTAAAACAGATGCAACTGCATCTAAATATTCATTGCTGATATTATTAGACAACTTACCGATAGTCATTTTATCATACTCGTTCAACTTAAATAGAGGTCTTCTATCAAATCCTTTGAATTCTGGATTGGTCAAATCGATATCATCACTGAAATATTCATTTTCATCAACAGCGATAAAGTCATGATCTCTATTTTGCTCTAACTTGGTTAACTCTTTAAAAGAACTAGATAACACATCATATTCTAATCTCTTGTATAATCTAGATAGTGGGAAATTTCTATAACCTCTATCACATGGGAAATCCCAACTATCTTCAATTTGATTTACTAAGAAGGATCGAATATACATTTTTTCTCCGATATGCAATTTAATATCATCATCATAATCAGAGAAGCTTTCTATTTTGTATTCTTCATTAGAAAGCATTTTACCAAATTTAGAATAACCAATCATTTCTGGCTTGATATCATTATGAACAAATGCCCAAGCTTCATCCTCATTAACGATACGATCACTGCAAGTATCAAAGAAAATATCTCCTAAACTTCCTACCACTACTTGATCAGATGGACCATAATTCATAAGAATAATTGGTGTTAGATATGGCAACTTGTTTGCAATGATTAGATGATAATCATTGTATTTAATACGGTCTTCATCTTCATTATATCTAAAATCTAAATATGTAAGAAGTTCAGATCCTAGAAGATTGAATCCTTTTTCTAAAGAGCTCATAATACTAGGAACTTTTTCATTTCTTTCATCTTTTGGATCTAATAGTGGTTTGATGTAAATCTTTCTACCATCTTCAGATTCATAGATGCATTTATCTTCTACAGAACTTGCAAAGATTGTAAAATGTTGAGATGGGATAATTCTATTATCTCCACTTTTTGTTCTTCTATATAAAGTCTTTCTTGAATATTCAGGAATAATAAATCCAGATACTTCTCCTGAATGGCCTACCATTTCCTTAAAGCTTACTTGTGTTTGGATCATTTTCGCTACCTCCAAAATAAAAAATATTAACGCATAAATTCAATCACATATATTTGAAGTATGTTCTTCATAATTATAGTATATAATTATACAAAAATTTGTAGAGAGGGATAACCCCTCTCTACTTATTCTATTCTAAATGCTAAATCTTTATATTCTAACGCAATATATGTATGAGTAGTAGCATTATCATGTACTTTTTTAAATACTAACCTCATACCATATTTATTTCTAAGGATATTTAATACCTCAGTCTCTGATTCTGTTTCTGTTATTAAACACTTTATAGAATCTAATGCTAATTTAACCTCAGCTTCAAGTTTAGAATTATATGCATTGATAATCTTCTTAGCTATAATTCCTGCCATAACTTCTGCTTCTATTCCTATAAGCATTATGACCTCCTAAAATTGAAGGATATTTGTATGAGTTACATTCTTACTATCCATCTTACTAATACCAAGCTCTTCTAATGGGAAGTTTCTTAGATTTGATTGAATGATATCCGTATAATTAATGAATGGAATTATCCAGTCAGGGATATCAATATTTGATGGAATAGCTATAGAAGTGATACCAGCTTTATAGTTTGGATCTTTTAATAACTCATTAGCTCTCATACAATGTTCTGGATGAGATTTCGCTATCTCATTAATATTCTTAGTAGTAAGATTGGTCTTAATAATAAGAACACTATTACGTTCTTCTAGATTAATACCTTCTTCAGATCTATCTTTGATAGTATTATAAGCATAAGCAGCTTTAATACCTTGAACAGCCATTGGATTTTTATAGAAGTTCATAGATTTGATACGAGCAGGTTTGTGGAAGTCTTTACTTTTATTTTTTAGAGATTCATAAATTTCTCTTTCCAATACAGTAAACTTTTTAACCAAATCTATTTGATCTATGAATGAGTTTCTTAACACATCATATTCTAGAATTTGCTCTAGTCTCTTAGCTGTAGATTCTGGAGTACCAACTTTGCTCATAGGCATACCTTTAATATCCATTTGTTTATCTTCTGGAATAAGATTGCCTTCTTGAACTAATTGAAGAGTGGAGTAATTCTTTTTACCCTTTGTAAGTAATAGAGATTTGAATAAGAACTCATTCTTCATAATAAGTAAGCAATCTCTATCTTCGGCATATGTATTATAGTTTTCACTAAATAGAATCATATAGTCTAAGATAAGTTGGCTTACTACATAAGACATGATATCTACAATACTATATCTTAGAGAATCTTCTTCGATAACAACTAATGGATATTTCTTTCTCTTAGCTTCTACCAACTTACTATCATAGAAATCATATTCATATTTAGGCTCATTACCTCTGTATTGCATAATAAGCTTATCAGACTCTTCATCTATTTGAGCTTGAGTATATTTAATCTTCATAGGAATACCTATTGTATATTTTAATACAAATTGATACCATTCATCTAAAGATATGATGCAAGAATCTGTATCTGTAATCAATACAATATCACGTTGCATTTCATATACTCTTGGAAGTTTATCTATAAACATATGGCGGTAATAGATATATTCAAAGACTAGATCTTTAAATAACTTCAATTCATAATCAATAGTTTCTGGAACTTTGTTTGGGTCTAGATATGGTTCTTCCATCTTAGTAAGCATTTGAAGAATTAGATTGATAACTCTTCTATTCTCACAGAATTTATATAAGTTATTCTTATAATAAACTATATTAATGCATCTTTGATCTAGATTACAAATGGTATTCCAAATAGCTTCTCTTGCTTCTTGAGATGGAATCCAGTTTTTAGTACCACAAATATCAATAATACGAAGATAACATTCTTCTACTGTGATATTTTTATCCAATACATCCCAGTCATTGAACTTAGAGAATCGTTCTTCTTTCTGATCATTTACAATATTATCAATATACTGCAATACCTCTGTAAGAGATTCAAATCTCATATTATTACCTAGAAGACCTTCAAACATTGTAATTGATGCGGAAATACAACCACGACCTTGACCAGTTATCGCGGTACACAGATAAAGGTTATAGAAAATACTGCTATACTGACCAGCACAACCATACAATGCATTTGCAGATACTTTGTAATTCAACTGTTTAAGATTCCATGCATTAAACTGCTCAGATCCTTTAGGATATTTCTTCATTTCCTTTTTAGCTTCATCACGTTTATCTGCTAGATATTGAATCAAATTATAGAATGGATTCTTTACAGAACCATGTTTACCAAACAATACCCCTTCTGTTGTCATGATTGCCTTCTTATTAAGAAGATCATTTGCTAGTTTAATGAAATCCATATTAACTTCAGTCTTTGTGTAGTTATTATGCAATCTAGCAGTACCAGCTTTATATCTTTTATTAATACTATAATCTATAGCATCTAATATTTCCATTCTAGATAACTTAGGACATACACGTTCCATCACATAAAGCATTGTCTCTTTATATTTTTGAATTGTTATACCTTTCGGCATATCAATATTATTTTGCATTTAGTTTCCTCCTCTATATATTTATTGCCTATTAAGGTGTTTAAATCCTACTACATTTTAATAGTATATAACTAGATAAGTGTTTATGCATTTGATATGAGGAACATATTGGTAAACTCCTTGTGCGAGCACATATATCGCACACATTTAGAGTTATAACTCAACTTTTATTAACAATTTACTATCCTAGGAGGTAAAAGAATTATGTTATTTGACAAAAACGAAGGATTCGTAGTTAATGAATCCCATGAACCTGTAGTTGAATCTCATGGTGCTGGTATCGTTGATCAAGACGCTTTGTTGGAAAACATGTTGATCGATCAAATGAACCGCATGACTGACGAAGAATTTAGTGCTTACACTGAATCCGCTGACTTCCAAAACTTGGTAGAAGCTGGTGTATTGGGTCGTCGTTCCGTAGTTAAAATGACTCGTAAAGATGACTTGAACCGTCGTATTCACTTGGCATCCATTCAAATGGCTCGTGAACAAGGTGATGCTGATTGGGAAGCTCTTCGTAAAAACCGTGTTAATGAACGCCGTTTGTTGAAAAAGATCTACACTAAATATGCTAACCGCGTACGTCGTGATGCAATGCAATCTCAAAAACGTCTTATCAAATTGACTCCAGACGCTTTCAACTTCAACAAAATCGGTCGCTAATATCTGTTTATTGACCACCTCTTAAAATCTAAAAATATCTACACAATAAGACTACGGATTCATTTCCGTAGTCTGCCTTTTTGTGTCAATCTATATTTTAAATATACACTATAAAAGTGGTAGTAGATTTATACAATCACGTTTACAACCTTATAAGGTTAAAAGTGATTAATTTAAGGAGGACAAAATGCAAGAAATGCAATCCGTTAGTAACTTCACTAATTATTACATTTATGCGGAATTAGTGAAAAAAGGGAAACTAAAAATTGATACTCGTGCCATAACGAGAGATAATTGGAATCACCATTTTCAAGGAATATTAAATATTTTAAGAGATGGTATCGAAACACCAGCAGTACAAGGTTTATTTGTAGAACCTTTCTTCGAAGGGAATCAAAGTCAATCGGTTGAACTTAATATCATGGATTATTTATTGAATCTCATGATGTGGTTCCCGATAGTTTATATAGAACAAACTATCAAACCAGAGCACTTATTTTTTGAGAAATTCACTACTGCCGATGCTATCAAAGCATATATCGATAAGAATATAATCGATCCAAATAAAATCTCTATCGAAAATAAGTTGCTTAATAATGCTATTGCTGATACAGTATATCATTTCTCTTATATTGATGAATTTGCTTTATTCTTAGCAAACACTTTAAATTTAGAAGATGATATTGATATCATGCAAAAGAGTAAAGATTACTTTAATCTACTACATGCCGATCTTAGCAATGTTCCTATTGGTGAAGTAAAAGATAAAGGTATGGAATTAGTACATGATGCTATTGATAATTACATTATGAAATCTAATGAAATCGTAGGATATGATCACTGTCTCAAATATGCTTTTGGTGCTCAAGAGGGTATCAATATTAGACAGTATAAAGAAAATAATATCAATATTGGCACCAAACCAGATGGTCAAGGGTCTATCTATCATGATATTATTAATAGCTCTTATATTAATGGTGGTTTGAATAATCTAGTTGCTCAATATATTGATAATGGTGCGTCTCGTGTAGCACAAATCATCTCCAAAAAGAACGTTGGTGAATCTGGTGGTTTCTCTCGTATTCTAGGTTTGAACAATATGGATACCCATATCCATCCAGATAAAAATTATGATTGTGGCACAAAGAACTTTGTTCATATTACAGTTAAGGATAAGAAACATCTTTCAATGCTTGATGATAGATATTTCCGCTTTGAAAGATATGGTCTTGAATTTAAGATCAAGAGAACAGATTATGGTTTAATAGGACAAAAGATTTGGTTAAGAAGTCCTATTACTTGTAAATCTCATGCAGAAGGGCATGGTGTATGTTATAAGTGTTATGGCGATCTAGGTCATACAAACAAAGATATTTCTATTGGCCGTATTGCTACAGAATTGATCACTTCTCAATATACTCAAAAACGTTTATCTGCTAAACATTTGCTAGAAACCGTTATCAAGATTATTAAATGGGTTCCTCAATTTAATGACTTCTTTGAAGTAGCAAATGTAAATGAAATTTCTCTTAAAGAGGATATCTTTAAGAATAAACAAATGTCTGGTTGGAAACTTAGAATCAAGACACAAGATATTCAATTAGAAAATGATGATGAATTCTTTAAACATAGATCCTTCTCTGATGATATGCATGCATCTGAAGATGATGGTCCATTTGTAGATCAATTTATCAATAGCTTTGAAATTATTACTCCAGATGATGAAGTATATACGAAAATAACTGCTGTAGGAGAGGATGGAAATCCTATTGATGAGAAATTATATATTTCTAATAAATTAGCTGCTATGATTTCCAAAGCTATTGAAGATGAAGATATTGTCATTGATAATATCGATGTAGATATTCCATTGAATGAATTACAAGACATTGAATTATTCTTATTAAAAATCCAAAACAATGACTTGGGTAAATCTCTTGATATCTTTACAGATACAATTAATAAGAAAGCCGTTACTAAATCTTATGATAAAGATACAATTGTAGAAGCATTACAAGATGCAGCTATCCAAGGTGGTGTAAAATGTCAATCTATCCATCTAGAAACAATAATGGCCTCTCAGATTTGTGCGGACACGAGCAGATTAGAGATGCCTGATTGGTCAAATCCCGACGCTAAGTATGAGATCTTAACCCTCAATGAGGCCTTAACGGATAATAAGTCTGTAATCGTATCTTTGGATTATCAGAAGCTTGCTAAAGCTTTATTCTATCCATTGAATAAGAAGAAAACAGCTCCTAGTATTCTTGATCCATTCTTTATGGATAAACCTAAGAAATTCCTTAATGCTCAACATGAAGTATGGGCTGAGGTTAATAAACCTAAGATCAAGAAAGGTGAATGTCCTATTGCATTCAATCATGATCATAAAGGTAAGAAAGCTCCTAGAGATATTAAAGCATTCTTAGCACCATTTAGAAATGAACCTAAGACTGAATTAGACTAGAATATGTGGTAAAATATCTGTGATACCAAATGTGGGGTAGGGATTGATTTCCCTACCCCTATTCTTTTTTTGTAAAATTCGATTATTTCAGTTGTATACTATAATAGTGAATAGAAGAAAGTGAGAATCTATTCAATTCATTGTTTTATTATATTTAATTCAAGGAGAAAATAACAATGAAATTCCAAATCACATTTACAGAAAAAGAGTCCATGGTATTAGCTAGTTTGATGCATAAGTTTGACTTTGAAGGTAATATGCGAAAAGTTGACTTGGCTAAGAAGTACCGCGAAGGAAACTCCGCGGGACACTTCGAATATTCTGGATTGTGTAAAGATGGTGGCAAAACCACAATCGATTTCGAAAGTCATGAAAAATTGACATTGGCTGCGGCAAGTGTATATGAAAAATATTCATATACAATTAATGGCATTGTATGTACGCTTAAAGGTTTGGCCTTAAATGTGAAGTCTTTAATCAAGAATTTCAATCTTGATTACAAGACAGAATTAAACAATGCATTCAAAGAAATCGAAGATGAAGCAAAAGCTGAAAAGATTCGCAAAGAAGCTAAGGCTAAAGCTGAAGAAGAATTCAAAAAGAAATTCGATCGAATCCGTAATATCGAAAAAGAAGACAATGACGATGATGAATTATACTAATCGTTAGTCTTCAAAAAATAAAGGTGGATCAATTCCTGGCGGTTAATATCCGCCTTTATTTTTTTGTTTTTAAAGGTATTTTTCTGGGTTACTACTCATAAAAAGAACTCTAGTCAGATAACCTGACTAGAGTCTGAAGTGGTATTATTTTTTTATAGGTTAATTTTTGAAAAGTATTAGAATTAATCGTAAGGTATTATAATGAAAAAGTTCTTCTGATCCACAAAAGTGTTGCCAATTGTGAATGGTCCCTCAGAGTAAGCAAGCAACTCTTTAAGGAGGTATTTTACTTTTAAGGAGAGTAATAGTTAAAAGTAACAAGTTAACAAAGGCTTATTATTTAAACAAAGGAAAGAATAATACCACCTCATCTAAATGTCAAGACAATTTCAGCTATAATTATATATTATAATTGTGAAGTATTATATATTAATTTTAAGGAGGAAAAATAAAATGTTTGTATGTAATATTTTAGACTCTAGGAGGATATTAGATTGCAATGATCTATATCTAAATGCAGATCAAATGGTATATTATTTGCAGAATCAGATGTTATCATTCGCTTTTAAAGCAGATAGTTTTAAAAGAGATGGGACATTGATAGACGAATATGACTTTATTGATACAATGGTAACCAAAGTAGCAAACTATCTAGGGCAGATTCTATTTGATGGGAGTTTTATTTATGGTCATATCATCTTCGATTCTATATCATTAGAAGAATCGGATGGAAGAGAACTTATTAAAAAAGTCTTGAGTGAAGAATTCTTTGAGTTCTTTAAAACTCACTTCAAAAGATTTTACGATGTGCTTTATTCTAAGAAGTATTTCGTAAAAGGAGATTTTAAGTTCTTAGAGAATCATATTAAATCCATCATAGTGTATTATTATGGTGAAGATATGAAAAGATTCTGGGAACCAAAGTTTGTAGTAGAATAATAAAAAGGGGTACAGGGAAAATGATTAGATTTAAATTAAAAGTAACGAACAAGAATAAGAATACTGTCGAAAGAATTCAGGATTATACATTTGAACCAGAGATATTTTTACAAGGATTGATCAAAGCTTTTGTTTTGTTAGATAAAAGATATTATCTTATTGAATATCAAAACTCTCCAAAGAATATGATGGTGGAGGTTGCTAAAGTTATAGCAAAGGTATTGAATAAGAAAGATGTATATGGATTTTATTTTACATCATCGACTGGAATGCATAGAAGCCATATTCTAAATGTAACATTTGCTAGAGGTGATGAAAATCTTATATTAAAAGAAGCTTGTAAATACTATAACTTCAAACTTAAAGATTTCAAAGCCGTATATGTATTCTGTAAACAAGCTATTATCCTAAAACAGGAATTAGGATTAAACGCAATGAATGTCGCTAGAGATACTAATGCAGAATGTGTAAAATTATATGGAAAGAAGTTGGAAAATATATGGTAGTGTTAATGATAAAAAGTGAATATACCGATCTAATGGTTCCTAATAATGTTGGGGTGGAAGACTTCTTTGATATGATCCAACCAACATTAAAAACTGCCTTTGAAACAGCTGAATTCAAATGTGAAATTAATAAAGATTCAGTTGGAATGAATAGGGGTAGAAGGGCTGATGAAGTATATTTCCAATTAGGGGTAACTCTGCATGAGATACTTTATAACCAAAAGAGATTTACATTGAGCAGTGGACAACCTGCATATTGTGATGGTATAAGTAATATAGAAAGCAGCACAATAGTAGATTACACAGCAAAGGAGTTTGTAAAACTAGATCCAGCTAAGTTAAAACTAGTTATGAGAATAACTCCAAAATTTGAAAGGAAATTTAAGAAAAAATGATTAATTTTTATCATAGTGAACGCAAAGAATTTTTAGCATTGAGTCCTAAATCATTCTATGCGATGACTGAAGTATTGTTTAAAAAATGTCGTACTATGACAGATACATATTACAATAATGCTAAAGAGCTTAGCAAGATTTTATATAACAAAAGAATCGACTTCAAAAATGAAGATAAAGAGTTTGTGACGTTCTCTAAAATAATCTGTACTAGAGAAGATAAAATGGATCTTATAAAAATAATATCCAAAGATCTTGGATTGGATAGTCAAAAGCTATTATTATCTTTAGAGGTTCATCATAGAACTATGAAGGAAATAGAAAATGTCATAAAGACTCTTAGGCCTTAGTAAAGAGAATAGAGAGCAGAATTGATCTGCTCTCTTTATTTTTTTATCTATAATCTTGGTTGTATACTATAAATATGAGAAATGAGACGATATAGTAATCGAATTTAAGGAGAAATATAATGAATAATGTAAATAGCAAAATAGAAATGCGTAAAACTACAACCATTATCCACAACTACGAACCTGGTGATAATGAGTTTATTGAACGTAAATTCTCAGTATACAACAAAGCATATCATAGATTAGAAGCTAAGGGTATGTATTATGATGCAGAAAAGAAAGATTTATATCTTCCTGCTGGTATAGAGCAGTATTACATAGAACGATCTTTTGGTAGAGATATCTTTCATAAAGTAGGTCCTGATAAATTTGCTAGAGTAAGTGGAGTAAAGTTAAAATATACTCCAAGGGATGAAAAGCAAAAAGAGGCTATTAAATTCTGTTTAGGAATGCCTCCATATGAAAAGAATGAAAGAGCTGCTCAGTTACAAGTAAATTTGAACACTGGTGTTGGTAAAACATATGTAGCCATAGTAACCTTTGCATATCTTTCTATGAGAACTATGATGATCACATCTTCATTAGATTGGATAGACCAATGGAGAGAAAAGATCAAAGAATACACTAATCTTAGAGATGATGAGATTTATACTATAGCAGGTGTTGGATCTATTGCCAAACTTATCAATGGTATGAAAGATGTATCTAAGATTAAATTCTTCTTATGCTCTCATAGTACTATTAAGTCATTTGCTAAGAAGTATGGTTGGGATATGGTATCTGCTCTATTTAGAAGATTAGAAATTGGTGTTAAGATATATGATGAAGCACATTTATGGTTTGATAATATCTGTATGATTGATTTCTTTACAGACGTAGCAAAGACTTATTATCTAACGGCTACTCCTATTCAATCTGATTTCTTTAATAATAGAATATACCAAACAGCTTTTAAAACCGTTCCATCTATTGACTTGTTTGATGAAGATAAAGATCCTCATACTAGTTATATATCGATGCTGTTTAATTCTCATCCTAAAGCAACAGATATATCAGCTTGTAGTAATATCTATGGATTTGATAGAGTCAAATATACTGAGTATCTAACATTCCAAGAAAACTATTATAAGATACTTAAGATACTAATGGTTATGATAGAACAAACAGTATCACCACAAGGCAAAGTTCTAATATATATTGGAACTAATTATGCTATCATGAGAACCTATTATTGGATAAAGTATTATTATCCTAATTTAAGTGTAGGGTTATTCTCATCATTGGTTCCAAAAGAAAGTAAGACTAAAGAGCTTAATAATAGAATTATTCTTACTACTACTAAATCAGCTGGTGCTGCATTAGATATTCAAGGATTAGAAATGACTATCGTTCTTAATGAACCATTTAAATCTCAAGTATTAACAAAACAAACATTTGGTAGGACTAGAGCTCATAATACAAGATATGTAGATGTAGTAGATGTTGGTTTCTCTACTCTAAAACATTATTATGCTTCTAAGAAACCTCTATTTAAAAAGATTGCAACAGATTGTGTAGAAATACAATTATCAGATCATGATATCAATCAAAAGCTATTAGAGATTGAAAGAGAAGAAAAGAGAAGATTACAACTTATACAAGATAGACCTAATTTGAAACAAGTAGTTGAATTGACAAAAGAAGCTGGAGAAGGGAATTAATCCCTTCTCCAATTCTTTGTGCAGTAAATTGAAATTTTTCTACAAGTATTGTGTTTCTATGTCATAACATACATTTTGGTCAAAGTTTACACCACGGTAACTCAATAGAATCATAAAATGTACAAAAATGAACCTATCATCTTTTAATTAAGCAGTTTCTAAATTAAGCTAGTGTTCTTTCATTACAGTTTTATATAAAAGGTTTGATGTATTGTCATTATACATTCTTAATATTGGTTACTTGAGGTAATGAGAATACTGTTTAAATTTAGACCACAATTATCCTTGATTTGTTGTAACAAGTTTTGTGTGGAAAAATAATTATTTATTTTTAATACCGTGCTCTTTATTAGGATTTTGATTAAAATCTGATAGGATTTTATGAAAGAGACCAACTAAGGAATTGCTGTAAAATACTTTTTGGAGAAAGTTAAATGTTACGATACTATTGTAGTTGGAAAAGTATGTGAAAAAACTCACAATAGTAGGTCATAATATTTAAGAGAGTTTAAGGTGAAGCTAAATATTGAATATAATGTATAGAGCATTTTCTGATTAGAAAAACTTTTTGGTCTAATTTATACTCACCTTAAAAATGTATTTTCATACAACACTATTTTTTTT